CCGCCAGCTATAAGACATCAAGAAAATTTGAGTGTCGTTATAAACTGTCCTTATAGCAATGAGGTTTCTACATGCGTTGCCACGCTTGGAGTTTCGTGTTTCCACCACCTGAGTGTCACTCAAAGTAGACTCTATTTTTCTGCTTTCTCCGTATGATACACCCGCCGGAAACACGAAAACGCCCCTCCCCCAGCATAGAAGCTGAGAGAGGGGCGAGTGCGAGTCTCACGCCAGAAAATTAATCACTGGCCGTCGGTCACGGTGATCTTGAGCTTGTCGAGCTTGGCCTTCACCGCGTTTTCCACGGCGGCAGCGATCTAGTCGGGGTCGGCGCCCTTGGATTCGGCCAGGGTCTTGACCATATCGGTCAGGTCGGCGACCTGACCGGTCAGGTCGGTGATGAGTCCGAAAACGTCACGATCCACAACCTGCGAATTTTTATACGCCATCACGTCGTGCGGCATATTGGTGAGCAGGTTATACGCGTCTCGGTTGCCGTTGATGCGTGGATTCTTGTACTGCCACACTGAATCGGTGACCGCTTTAGCGATCTTGTTGATGTCGTCGTTGGTCAATGCCATGTCTACTCCCATCAGTATTTGGTTTGCCCTGTTGATTATCCGGTCCACCGGCAAGGCGTTGACGCACCTGTCGGGGCATCCGAAGTGGTCGGTGCCCGGCACCTCGCGGTGCAGGACGATGTTCCCACAGCGGTTGCCGCTGTTGTCGTGCCACAGCACGCCCCACCCGTACCGCCGCGCGATGTCGGCGCATAGTCTCGCGGATGCCTCGACCTCCGCGTCCGTGACCGGCACTCCGGCCATGCCGCCCTCATGCTCGATGGTGATGCCGGAGCAGTCCGAGCGCCAGTTGGCGTCGGCCCACGAACCGTTCACCTCGTCGACCCACTGGTAGACGGCACCGGTGCCGCCGACTCCGTAATGGCTGGCGGCCTGGAAGCTGGATCGCTGGAAGCACGAGTCGGTGCCGGACAGTCGGCCGACCATGATATGCAGTGTGATGTGGTTGACGCTCAAGCCCAGCCGGCCGTCGTAGTGGTTGGGAGAGCCCCTCCATTGCGCGAAGCTTGCCCCGGTCATCAGTCCTCCGAAGTATCGTCGGTCTCGGAGCGTTCGGTCTTCGGCGTGGTCTTGGCCACGGCGGAAGCGGCGCTCAAGGCCGCGCTCTTCGCCGCGCTGATGCCATTGACCACGCCCTCCTTCTTTAATGCGTCCACAAGCTGCTGGCCCGCAAGACTGGCGCGGGTGATGTTCTGGTTTTTCCACCAGCAGTAGATCGTGCCGATGACGCCCACGACACTGAAGACAGTCGCGGACACCTGCTCATTGGTAAAGGGCAGGGTATTGTAGCCGGCCAGATTCAGGCCGGCGTTAATCAAGGCGTAGAGGGTGACCACGATGGTCACTCCGGCCTTGACGCGCTCTCCGGTCAATCCCGGCAGATTGGTGGTGGTGTTTCCATTGGCGTGTTCCGCCATATTTGCCTCCTTAATAAGGAAGGCCACCTCCGAAGAGATGGCCTCATGTTGAAAATGTCAGTCCTTGTGCGCCCCGTGGTTGAACACCAGGAAGACGACGCAGAGGGCGGCGTAGATGCCGATTGCGAGATAACCCATCAGTCCTCCAATGTTTCGGGTGCCACGTCGGCGCGGAGTTCGTCGGGCAGGCGCGGCTTCGGATGACGCTTGAGGAAATCCGGCTCGATGATCTCGCAGAACAAACCTAGCCAATGGAAAAGGTCGCGGGTGTAGGCCGTGAGCGTGAAATACTTCCGCTGCTGCTCCTCGAGGTGCTTTATCTGCTCCTCCTGCGATTCCACCTGCTCACGCAATGGCTTGATGACCGAATCGGTCAGAATATCGCATGCCTGGGCCGCGATCTGCGCCGTGTCCTTGCGACGGCTGGAGATGGCGCCGATGATCGCTCCGACTCCACCGCCGCCGATTAGGGCGACTATCACCGCCGTCCAAAACTCCGAGCTGGAAAAGAGGTCGATGGGTGGCATCAGTCCCCGGCTCCATCACTGCGCCATGTCTTGATCTCCGTGACGGTGGCGAGCTGACTGGCCGTGATCGTGGTCTCGTCCCTCGTGTCCATATCAGCCAAGGTCACGTCCGTGGCTTGACGATCGGCGAACGTCGCGCTCAGCCCACGCGTGTAATCGCACCACGTCTCACCTGACGCATCCTTGTGATCGAAGGTCAAACCAAGCCTGAGCAATTGCCTTACAAGACTGCCCTTCGGTGGACGCAGGTCGAGGATTCCATCCTCCGTCGTTACGGTCGTCGTGTTTTCGTTTTCGGATGCCATCGCATCCTCCTTCCTTTTAATCGTGGATCATCCGATGACGTTGTTGCCCATCGGGATCTGCAGATTGTTGAGATCGATCCACATGGTGTGTTTTCCGCGGGTGGGGTCGTACCACCAGATGTCGCGGGTGGTGCGTGGGATGAACAATGTGCCGACTGCGAGGAGGTTGTTGTCCGAGCGTTTGAAGGTCGCAGGCCAATCCCGCTCGTCATCATCCACGTCCAAATACGGGTAGACGCTGTATTTGCCTTGCATGGCCCGATACCATTTGCCGCCGTCGATGACGCGCTGGTCGCCGGCGGCGTTCGGATTGGTCAAAGCCACGCGGCCTTTGAAGCACAACAGCCCGCCGCGCGCGCAAGCGTAAATGTGCCGCGTATGGTCGCAGTCGACCAGATAGTCGTCGATGCACAGCCATCCGCTCGTCCAATTGCCGCCGGCCGGAACGTATATGCCGTTCGTGTTGTGGCTGGACTTGCCAAGATCGAGTCGTCCGGACGAGAAGGTCGCCTGCTTGGCACCGGCGCCATCGAAGATGTCGTAGCTGCCTTCCGTGTTGACAAGCGCGCTCCATCCGGACCATTTGCCGTTCACCCGTTTACCGACGCGCACACCTTGCGATGTCATGTTGATGCAATCCTCAAGACTGCCGATGCGCGACTGCGCGTCAGAAGCGTGGGAGTTGGCCGTGTTGGCCGTGTCCTGAGCGTTCTTCGTCTCCGTCTTCGTGGAAAACTTCACATCCAGACTGTTGTTGTTCTGTGTGATTTTCGACGAGATTTCCTGCGTGACACCAGTCTTGGTGGCATACGTGCTGGATACGCTGCTGGTGATGCTGTTCTTCGTGGCCGTGATGTCCGACTTCGTCGCGAGCCCGGACCCGTCGGAACCCTTGTAGGATTGCACCACACCCAAGGCCACGCTCTTGGCCGTCTGGTCGACATACGACCTTGTGCTGAGCGTGTCGTAGGCGAGGTCCTGCGCGGTGCCCGACGTGGGTTCCGCGTCCTGGATCCTCGTTCCGCCGCAGTTCGGACCGTCCTGCCACGACTTGTAGTCGCCCTGCAACGTGTAATGACCATTCCAATGCGTCCACGGCATGTACGCCCAGATGTCGCACGTGGTGGAGCTGAACGCCATCACCTTGACCTTCACATCGTCGGCGGCGCGAATGCGGTTCACGGACACGCCGAACGCGCCCGTGGCGGACGTGGTGGACTGATATCCGTCCTTGACGAAGATCTCGAACTCCGCATTCTGACTGGCTCGACCGTTGTAGCCGTCGCCGGAGTAGACGTGCAGGAGGATGCTCGAACTGTCTCCGTTGCTGGTGAGATGGCCGAGTTTCACCCACTTCGCCTTGCCGGCCGCGCCACCCAGAGTGAACGTGCGGGTCGCGCTCTTCCTCAATGCCTCGGTCGCGGTCTGCGTGGTGTATGTGTTCGCGACTTCGCTTTTGATCGAGGATGCGGTCTGGCTGATGCTGGATTGCATGTCGGAGCGGGTCGGATAATCACCTTTCGGCTGATACGACTGCGCCACAGTGGTCTTGAAACCGCTGAGATTCTGTTCCAATGAGCTGACGCGGCTCACGTCGGCCTTGCCGTCGATCTTCTGCGACAGGGTCGTGTTGATCTTGTCGGCCTTCTGGCTGACCTGGCTGATGGTGGTCGTGTTGCCTTGGGTGGTCTTGGCGACCTCCTGCACCTTGCCTGTGATCTCATTCGCCTTCTGCGTCAAGGCGGAATTCGTGGCGTAAGAGCCCATACCGTCCTTGGACTGGTATTTCTCGCTCACTTCGCCGCGAATCTGATTCGCGGTCTGCGTCAGCTGCGACTGCGTCGCATAGCTGCCCATGCCGGATTTCGGCTGGTACGTGTCCGCCACCGAGGTTTTGAATCCGTTGAGATTCTGCTCGACGGATGCCACGCGCGTGCTGGTGGCCGCGGCCTCGGTGATGTCCCGGAAGCTCACGTCATCCCACATGATGGTGCCATTGGCCTGGTGTATGACTTCGATCCGGACCGAAGTGATCGAACCATCATCAGGACACTTCCAATCTACATGCGTTTCCGCCCATGACGTGGATTTGCCGCATTGAGCATCGGCGATGTATGTTCCGTCTGGTTTTGCCAATCTGAGTTTGTCACCGCTCGGATTGACGTTCGACGGGACCGACAAATACCAGGCGCAGTAGCCCGACAGGCGATACGTGCGTCCCTTGGTGACCGTTATCGCGGTGGCTGTCCCAGCCATGCCTTTCGCATGGGTCAACGGGCATCGGTTGTCTCCGGTGGCCGCATCGCAGACCAGGACATGCGCGCCGTGGTAGAACGACCCGTTCGAAAGCCTGAATGGGGCCTTGAGGCCCATCCACCATGCGGTGGATTCGAAACCGCCGTCGGTGATGAGGTTGTCACCTGCAAGCGCCGCGTTGACGAGGTTCGAGGTCTGACTGATGGTGGTCTTGTTGGAGTCGGCCGTCGATTTGGCCTCGTTCGCGGTCTTAACGGTCGCGTCAAGCGTTTTCGCCTGCTCCGTGATCCTGGTGGACAGGCCGTTGGCGGTCTGTTCCACCGTGGTGGCCTTGCTCATTGCTCCGGAAGCGGTCTTCGACACCTCGGCCACCTGGGCGGTGATGCTGTCGGAAGTCTGTTTCAGCGCACTGGTGGTGGCGTAAGCCGACATGCCGTCCTTGGGCTGGTAGGTCTTGGCGACAGTGGATTCGAAACCGTCGAGGTTCTGTTCGAGCGAGCTCACGCGGCTCACGGCTCCGTCGGCGGTTGTTTTGACCTGTGAAATGGTCTGCTTGTTACTGTCAGCGGTCGACTTGGCCTCGTTCGCGGTCTTTGTCGTGGCATCCAGCGTCTTGCCTTGGGCGGTGATCCTGGTGGACAGGCCGTTGGCGGTCTGTTCCACCGTAGTGGATTTATTCATTGCAGACGTAGCGGTCTTAGAGACTTCGGTTACCTGAGCGGTGATAGAGTTCGCAGTCTGGGTCAGAGAACTGTTGGTGGCATAGTCTCCGGCGGGTTGAAGGTCTTCAGGGGCGGGTGACCAGTCAGTGGGCTTAGTGCCTTTTTCGAGTTTGATATGCCCCTTCTGATTGGTCGGGAAGGATGCACGCATATAGGCGGCATTAGTCGGGACAGTCAGGATTCTTGACCATGGTGCAGCAAGATTAGTCATCGCGCCAGTCGGTCGGCTGATGAACTTCTTATCCATATCATAGAATGCCACGCTCACATATGTATTGCCTTCGACCTTGATGTCACTGGAAAGCACATAAGCAGCTTGAGCAACAGACACATAGGCTGAAGTCCAATGCGTTCCCGTATCAATAGAGCCGGAGTCACCACTCGTGTCGATTCGTCCGGCTACGCCACCCGACAGCACGATACGATTCGTTTCACCGATAGAGAGATTTGCAAATTCTGTCTTAGTGGTATATGTCTGGCTAACAGTCGTCTTAAAACCATTCAGATTCGCTTCGAGATTCGTCGCCTTATCGACGGAGCTCTGTGCGGTCTTCGCGGTCGAATTGATACTGGCGGTCAGGGAATCCGAAGTGGCCTTCAGGCTCGTCTGAGTCGCATACGTGGCGTCCGCCTGAGACTTCGTCGCATAATTCTTCGACAGGTTCAAAGACACCACGTCGGCGGTCTGCTGGGCCTTGGAGGCGGCGGTCACGGCGCCGTCGGCGGTCTGCTTGACCGAGGACAATGAGGAGGATAGTCCGTCGCTTGTGGCCTTCAACTCCGCCTTCGTGGAATACTTCTCGTCCGAGGCCTTCGCGGTCTGATAATCCTTGCTCAGGGTCGCGCCGAACCCACCCGCTGTGGCCTGCGCCTTATTCGCGGCGGTGACGGCACCATCGGCGGTCTGCTGCGACCTCGTGATATTCGCCTGCAAGCCGTCGGCGGTGGCCTTAAGCTCCGTCTTCGCGGCATACTTTTCATCGGCATCGGCGGTGGTGGTGTAATTCTTGCTCAGGTTCGCGCTGATGCCGTTGGCGGTCTGCTCCACCTGCGAAGCCTTGCTCATGGCATCCGAAGCGGTCTTCGTATTCTGCGATACCGTCGAGCTGAGGCCGGTCACGGTCTGCCGCAAGTCGGTCAGGCTCTTGACCGTGGTCTGGCCATCCGAAGCGACACCCTCGATACGCGTGGACAATTCGCCCAGCTTCGTCGTGTGCCCGTTGACGGTCGTGGTCACGTCACTGATCTGCCCGGCCAGCCGGTCGCCCTTGTCGCTCGCGGCCTGAGCCTTCGCGTCCACGTCGGCGATGCTCTTGTCCAAGGCGGCCTTGTCGGCATCCACCTTCTGCGACAGTTTGCCACCGGCGGCCTTGACCTGATCCGCTTTTGCATCCACGGCGGCGATACTGGATTTGAGCGCCGTCGTCTGCGATTCAAGGTCATTCTGCGCTTTGTCAGCCTTCGCGTCAACCTTGGCGATGGCCGCATCCGTGGCCTGCTTGTTCGCGTCCACCTCTGCCTGAAGGTCGGAGCGCACCTTGTCGGCCTTATCGCCAGCCGCCTGCGCCTGTTTGCGCGCGTCATCGATACCCGCCTGCGCATCCTGCCGGATCTGCTCGCCATGCTTGATAGCCTCATCCGCCTTCACGGCGGCATCATCGGCGGACTTCTGCAACTTTTCCGCGGTTTCTCTGATTTGATTCTGGTCGACCGGCTCGTCGATTGTGACGACCAGATGGTCGGACTCATCCGACATGTTCGGAGAGGGATTTCCCTGCAGGTCGTGCGCGTTGTCAGCCGCGACGGCCCACAGTTCCACGACGCTACCGACCGGCAGACGGCCGGTAGCGAGCTCTCCCGCCGTGCGCATGCATCCGATGTCCAGCACATCTCCGCCGTCCGGCTGGGCGAAGATCTCGATATGGTCGAAGTCATCGACCATGCCATACTCGAGCGTGCCGTCCCAATGGACGAGGGCGACCTGCATGGTGCTGGTCGCGCTCAGTCCGGTCGGACGTGACGGTGCCTGCGTATCGCCTGCGTTTGTGGCTATCTGGTCGGTGCCGGATCCTCCAATAATGGTCTTCGTACCGTCCGCGTTATCAAAAGACACCATTCCGGAAGGCCGAGTACGCAGACTCTCGACGCCGATCATGGCCTTCACCGCCAATGAGAGCGGGAGGATGCGCTCATCCGGAAGCAATTCGGAACGCCTGACCATTCTTGGTCTCCTTTCCATCAGCCGAGTGGGTCGGCCACTGGGTCGAATTTGAGTTTGACGAGGCTCGTATGGTCGCCGCTCATCTGCATAAGCCTCATCCGATAGGTGCCGTCGGGCCAATCCGGGAATCCGTCGATGGCGACGTCGAGGGTCTCGCCCGGCCAAATGCTGCCGAGCGGGTGCAACGGCATTCCGGAGGCGTCCACGTCGTTGGCGTCGATGTTTCCGGACCATTGCGCGAGCGGCCGGCCGTTGGCCACGAGAACCGCATCGGCGTCGGCCTTGAGCAGTTCCCACGACGTGCAGTCGGTCTCGGATTGGACTGTCTCCCGCAATGGCAGTGGATCGGACGTTTCGGTCTGCGACAGGTCCTCGGCCAGCGCGCACAATGTGGCCTCGTCCTGTCCGCTGCCGGTCATGTACACGCGTTGTATGGCTCCGTCCCTGTCTACCTGTGGGTCATGCAGTGTGCCGCCGTACCGTCCGGTCCACAGGCCGAGGCGGGTGGATTGCAGGAGATGCTGGTCGGCGTCGGAGCCGGCGAGGAGCTGGAAGTCGAGGTGTGTGGAGTCGATGAGGCGTGGACGGAATTGGATGTCCGGTCCGCCGTCGGTGTTGGCGATCCTGTCGAGCAGGTCGCCGCACTTGTGGTTCGCCACGTCGAAATCCTTCCATGTGACCGGTGTTGAGGATGGTTCCTCGGTCACGTGCGGACCGTCCGTGCCGGTGGTCGTGCCGGTCTTCGCGCCGGAATCGTCGAAGGTGTCCACCGTGGTGGTCGTGGTGACGCTCACGCGCGTGCAGTCCGCCTTTCTGACGGTGACGGTCTTCTTCACGGTGGTCTCCCTGCGCATCGTGATGGTGCGGGTCGTGGTGTGTGTCCGTGTGACCGTGCCGGTCTTCGTGTGCGCAGTGTAGGGCTTGGTCTCGGTGACCTGCCTGGTCTGCGATTTGACGTGTTTTTCCGTCACCGTGGTGGTGTCGCCGTCGACAGTGGTCTCGATGGACCCGTCGGGCAGACTCTGCCTCGTGGTCTTCTTCTCCCCCGTCGATGTCGAGGAGGTGGTCGCGTTCTCGACGGGCAGGTGGTGGGTGCCCTTCTCGCCGAGGTATGGGAGGGTGATGGGCAATGCGCCTCCCGGCTTGAGCTCGGTGCATCGACGGACGATCTCGCAGGCGATGGCCCTCCACGACAGTCCGTCCAATGCGAGGCCGCCTCGGCTGGTGTGTCCCTCGTCCGCGCCGAAGCGTCCCTCGGTGGCGAGCACACGATCGTTGAGGAAGCTTTTCAATCCCATGACGGGGATGGACACGCTGCCGCGCTTGCTGGACCTCACGCCGATGATACCGGCCACGATCGGCCGTCCAAGCGAGTCCGGCTCGTCCATCGTGGTCTTCCAGCACAGGACGATGCCGCGCCGGTACGGTTGGATGGCGCGTGCCTTCTCCTCCGGCGTGTTGCCGGGGATGGCCGTCCATGGCAGGTCGAGCCCGCCGATCTCGTCCTCTCCGACGTCCTTGCTTTTGGTGGTGGACAGGGCGCAGTCGGCGACGGTCATCGACCAGGTGAAGGCCGGCAGGTCGATCTGTTGCGCGATCTGGCCGCTGACGGTGTCGAAAAGATACGCGCGCCACGACATCAGCGGAACACCCCCATGTCGGTGACGGTCAATTGCTGGATGCCGTACAGGGTGACCGGTGCCGTGTTCGCGGCCGGGTTGCCGCACACCCACGCCTCGACGGTGTGCTCGCCCTTGTTGAGGATGGTGTCGTAGTCGACGCCCTTGGATTCCGCGAAACGCCACACGCCGATCTCGTCGAAGGCTCCCTTGATCCACGAGCTCGCCTCGTTGACGCCGCTGTTGAGCACCTGTCCGTCCGCACGCAACTGCACGAAATAGGAGCCCATGAGCGAATTGTCCGTGCCGCAGGAGGCGCGCGCCTTCCACGCCACCTTGACGGTGCGGTCGGTGGTCAGGCGCAGGCTGACGCTGCACCGTTTGACCCACTGCCTGTTTTCGGGGATCGTGTACCGCTGGTTGACGTTCTGCGAGGCGAGCACGCCCGCGCTCATCCCATACGGGTAGGCGTAGTCCGCGGAATGCGGTTTCGTGGCCTTCGCGGTGCTCGACGCTCCGGCGGGAAGAAGCATGTCGATGACGCGCGTGCATCCGTCCGGAGTCGCCGGGGCCGCTGGATTCGCGGCCGGCGTGCCCTGGGTGACGCCGACAACCACCTGATTGTCCGAATCACCCTGCGACATGTCGTGAGCCTTGATCCACACGCGGTCGATGCGCGGCCATGTGGAGTCGCCGGCCGCGACTGCCGTGGTCTGGCCGCCGGGCCAATACGCTTCGGTCTTGCCGTCCGCGTCGCCGCGTGAGCAGATTGCCACGCCGGCCGCCACGTCGTATTTCAGGTCGTTGCGTCCGGTCACGCCCAGTCCGGTGACGATGCCGGTCGACGTCCACAGCGCGTCGATGATCTTGCGGTGCGTGAGCGGCGTGACGCCGTTGCCGGAAGAGTCCGGCTGGACCCCCAAAGCGGTAGCCATAAGTTGTACCTCCATTAGCTGAAACGTTTATCGGTCACATGTAGGCGTCATGCGTGACGCACGTCACCCATCCAGAGCCCGAGGACTGGAGCGTCACGCCAAGCGAACCGCCCGGCTCGATGACCGGGAAGCCGCGGGCGATCAATCCCCTCGACACGTCCACGCCTCCGATGGTCGCCGAATGGGAGCGCGAGTCGAGGATGAGCGGCGTCACGCCCACGGGTTGTGAATACGAGAGACTCGAACCATCCTGGAAGGCGACGGCCACTCCATCCGGGAAAGGCCCGGTCGCCTGAAAGATCGGATAGGCGCGACTGGTCCCGTCATTGTGCAGCACGCATGCGTTCCGAGAATCCGAAACCTCGACGCCGTACTGCACGGGATACTGCAGGCCTGTGGCCTTGCCACCGTAGCGCAGTCCTCCGAGACCACTGTCGGCCTGCGGCCAGATTTGCACCTTCTGCGGCTGCGATGACAATCGCTCGGGCCGCTCGAAAACGATTGTGATGGTCGAATCCGCGATGCTGCCGGACCGATAGTCAGGCTGCTGGGTAAGCACCATATATCCGCCACTGCAGTAGGTATCCTCATTACCGTCGACCACGCGCATCGTGACCTGACGATGCACGAGTCTGCGCACACTGTCCGTCAAAGCGAGCAGCGCGTCACGGCTGGAAGCGTTGGCATTCCAATGCAGGGTGACGGTGCGGCTGGCGTAGGAGATGTCATCATCGCTCACGTCGTGTCCACCGTCGCCCTGGCCGCGCGCCGTCACATTGACTTTCGCGGCGGGAGTCGACCACCAGCCCTCGATGCCGCCTTTCGCGATGCACAGGCAATCGAGATCACCAGAGCCCTCGAAGCGCACCGGCTCCAAGCCGGAGGCCGACAATTCCGCAAAATAAGCCACATCGGCCTCCTTTATCGCAATTGGTGTCGCGCTGTGCGCACCAGGATTGACGCATCAGCCCACGGGTCCGAGCGCTCCGGGATGCTCACATTGAGGTTGACGGTCCTATCGCCCTTGTCCTTGACATCGGAGCCGAAGACCTTGAGGATTTGCTCGCGCGTCAAAACGAGCTCCGGCTGCTTGGTCTCGTTGGCCACGAGATGCCGTCCGGGAGGCAGGATGCCGCCGCGATCGTACAAGGTCGGCCTATCGTCTCCGACGATGCCGCCGAGCGCGTAGCCGCCCGCACGATTCAAGGCGGAAAGACTGCCGTAACGGTGCAGCGCGTAATTGACACCGGCATAGATGTTGGCGAGCGGATCCGTGATGCCACGGGACCTGTATTGTCCCGCGTAGGCGGCGAATGTTCCAGGAATGGTCTGCATCAGGCCCTGCGACGGGTGACCGGCCCTCGCGTTGGAGTCCCAATTGTTGATGGCGTTCGGATTGCCGCCGGACTCCTGATTCATTCGGCGCAGCACGGTGTCGGCCCAGCTTGCGGGCTGGCCCAATTCCTTGAGCACCTGCAGGACTAGGCTCCTCCAGCGTTCCACGCCGCCACCGACCGAACCATGATATTGGCCCGCCTCGGATTTGCTGGTCCACTTGGATGCCAGGTCGGACGCCATCGACTTGACCTTGTCGACAAGAGCCGTAGCGGCACTCACCGGCAGTCTGCCGACCATCTGGCCGAACTGGCCGCCGCTGATTCCCGCCACCTGCGATTTCACAGGCGTGAGAATCTTCGACGTGACCCAATCCACAGGATTCTTCACAAAGGCCTGAGCTGTCTGGGACAAATCCTCGATGAATTTCTTCGCTCCGGACACCGCCTTGCCAATCTTGGAGGCAATGCCACCTTTGGCGAAGCGTTGGACGCCATCAAGACCCATATCCTCACGGACGGCCTGCACGCCATGGTGGCGAGCCAAAGCGTTCCAGCGGTAGACGTTCTCCGCGCCGACGGCCTTAGTCCATTCCGGCACCATCCACGCCTCGCCCGGCGAGGTCATCGCCGGGATCGAATCGACACCGGGAGCGTAACCGGGGTTGATGCCGCCGACGGTGCCGCCGGTTGCGAACTTCACCGTCGGAAGGGAGAGTTTCAGGCCGACGGCGCCGGCCACCGAATCCCATACCTTCTTGATGCCGTTCGTGTACACCGTGTTGACGACGAAGGCCACCGGAGCCCTTGCGGCCTCCTTGACCTGATCCCAGCTTCGTTTAATCCAATCCTTGGTGGACTGGAAGGTCTGGCCGATGGCATTGACGGCATTGGAGATAGGAATCTTCACGTTGTTGTCGAACCACGTGCCGACCGAGCTGAAGACGCCGGTTATCCGGTCTTTGGCCGTCTGGAAAATCGACTGGAAAGTGCCCGGAATCCCCTGGAAGAAGCCGGTGATGGAACTGGGAATGCCGGCAAACCAGTCACATACCACCTGCCACTTGGATTGCACCCATTGGCCAGCGGAGTCAAAGAAACCGCCGACAGCGGCCGGAATACCCGAGAAGAAACCTCCGATTGAGGATCCAACACCTGAGAACCAGTCGCAGATGCCCTGCCATTTGGCCTCAACCCACTGGCCCGCCGAATCAAACCATCCACCAATCGCCGATGGAATACCGGAGAAGAAGTCGCCGATCTTCTGACCTGTGGTCCCGAACCAGTCCTTGACACCGTTCCAACGGTCCTCGACCCACTGGGCCGCGCCGTCGAACTTCGACTGGATCTTGACCATCAGGTCGCACCAATTGGTGTTGATCCAATCGCCGGCGTCGCCCCATGCCTTCTTGATGCCGGCCAGAGTGTCCTGCTGGGCTTTGACCTGCGCTGCCGTATTGTCAGCCTGTGTCTGCCCTGCCTCGGAGAACGCGCCTTTGATGCCGTTCCAAGCCTTGACTCCGGCATCGCGTTGGCCGGAGCTCATCGAAGCTTGCGCGGAACCGGTATTACCTGCGAACCCCTGCTCGTCGGCTCTCTTTCGAAGGCTTCCGAGTTTGTTCATTCCGGTTTTCGCGGCACCCACGGCCATTGATGGCCAGTTCAGCGGATTCAGGTTGTGTTCCCATGTGGAGTTCTTGATTCCGAGGAACTTGTTGTTTTCCTGTGCGGCCTTGTACCGTTTCTGGTAGTCGGCGTATGACTTGTCGCCCTCGCTGAAACCGGGAATTTTGTTCAGTTGACTCCATGCCCACTTAGGAGTGCCTTTTTCGACGTTCTTCGCAGCTGAAAGCATTGCGGTTCCACCGGCTGCGATTCCAACCTTGCCGACGGTAAGCTTTGACAGCCATTTCGGAGCCTTCAGCCCGCCGAGGAACTTACCGAACGATTTCAGCGCGTTGCCAGCGGTCTTGATGCCTTTTCCGGCGATGCCGAAGCCTTTGCCGATATCCTTGGCGACACCGAAGATGTTCTTCAGTATCCTGAAGCCTTTACTACCTAACCACAGGTAGATGGCCGTATCGAAGATGGTGCCCTGCTGGTCAGCGGACAGACCGTTCCACGCCTTCTCGATTGATGCGAGCAGGTCGAGCAGTGGCTTCAGACCAGCAAGCGCCACATTGGCGGCTTTCAAGGCCTTGTTCAAGTTCGACTTGTCGCCATCCTTCGGGGTGTTGAAAAATTCACCCAATCCGGGAAGGTTCTTCAGCACCTCGCTGGCGGAGTCGCGGATGCCGAGGAGGCTGTCTTTGAAGTCGATGAGTGTCTGGCGGTCTGCGTTCTCGAAGGCACGGTTGAACTCGTATGAGAATTCACCGGTCTTGATGAAATCGGTGAGACCTTTGTACCCCCACCGAATCCGCTGGTAAGCGTCTTCGATGCCCGCATACGACTTCTTGTCGATGTGGAACGATTCGGCCAGTTTTTCGTTGACTTTGCCGGTCTCAACGAATTCCAACGCTCCGGAGACCGCCTTGGCCACAGCCGAGCCGACATCTCCGAATTTCGCCGTAAAGCTGTTAATGACGCCGCTGATGCGGTCGACACCGAACGCCTCGATAATCTTCTCGATGGCCTTCTGGACGCGGTTCTTCGCGTTCTCCATCGCAGTGCCGATGCCCTGTGTGGCGTCTTTTGCCTGCGTCGTAAATGATGCGTACGGCCCGTAGCCGTCCTTATTGAGCTTGACGAGCGCCTTATTGAAGTCCTCGAAGGTGACCTTGCCACCCTTCATCGCCTCATATAGGTCGTTCTGCTTCGCGTTTGCGCCAAGGATGCTCTTGGCCAATTGGTTCATCTGGCCAGGCATTGCATTGACGACACTTCGCCATGCGGCGGCATCGACCTTGTTCGCGCTCAACATCTGGTTGTACTGTTCGATGGCGTCGGCCTGCAGCACTGTGTCTTTGCCGCCGGCCAGGACGGCATTGTTGAACGCCAATGCGATGCTGGTGGCCTCGTCCAGATTCTTGGTCAACGGAGCAAGCTGCTGGACCATGCCGATCATGCTGCTGGTGGTGGTCGGCAGGCCGTCGATGTTGGCGCTGATGCGTTTGATGGCTGCGGCAGCGTCATTCGAGTCGTACCCCAAATTCTTCATGACTTTGGGGAAATTGTTCATCGTGTCGGCGCGTTTAATGGCGCCTTCCACATTGCTGGTGATGATGTTTGAGACTTTGCTGAATGCCGACTGCGCGAACCCGCTGATGGCTCCGAACTTCGCGGCTCCCCACGCGGTGAAGAAGCGTTCGGAATCTCCGACTCCCCTTGCGGCAGTGGTAGTGACGCTTGATTGCATGCTACGGAAGGAATTGATGGCATTGCGCGCCGATGCCGCGGCGGACGCGAAAAATCCCGACTGCTTGGAAGTGCTCGCGTTCAGATTCGTCTGAGCGTCGTGGAGCTGCGTCTGAGTCTCTTTCAGGCCTTCGCTGGCGGCTTTGAGTTGTTCCTCAGCCGATGTGACGGCTTCGGTCTTCTGCCTCGCCTTGCTCCTTGCGTCGTTGAGTCGTGCTTGGGCGTTGATGGCCTGTGAGGAGGATTGTCCGCTTTTGACGATGGTTTCCTGCAGTTTGACTTCGGCGGCCTGTACGCGCAGGTCGGCGCTTTTCTGCTCGTCGCGCGCTTTTGCGATCTGCGACGTACACTGGCTGACCGCCTGCGCGGCCTTCTTCTCAGCCTGCTGCATGCTCTTGACCTGCTCTGACAGCACGTCACGGCCAGCGGCCTGATTCATGGCGTCGGAGAATTTCTTGCCGGCATTCCGTCCTGCGGAGGTGGCCGCGGCCGTCACACCGCTGTTGAGCTTCGTGCCGAAAGCGCTCAGATTCGGGAGCACATCGATCCATGCGGCTGTGCCGGCCATGAGACCACCTCACTGTTCAGTTTTTCGATTGATCGCCCGTGACAAGCGCCATGAGCTCGCTCCGCTCCTGCGCGTGTAAGGCCTTGCTGTCGACAGACGACTGTTCGCGTTTGGACTCAGCCACCACGACAGCCGGAGGCTTGGTGCGAGGCCTGATGTCATCCTCTTCAAGGGGATGCTCCACAAATGGAGCGCACTGGGTGATGGTTAGCTGGATGTCACGGAGCATGTCGCCCAAATCGTGCAACAGCCATTCCGACTCACTCCAGCCATCACCAGCCAAAGCACGAAAGAAGACGTTGTCCGGCGGCATGTGGATTATCAGCGCATGCAATGCGCGGAGACTGATCTTGCGTTGCCAGAACTCTTGGATGGGGTCACGCGGCGCGTAGACCGCGCATAACGCGGCCTCCAATTCCTCCGCGTGACCATCGCCGTCAAGGAGCTCTAAAGCGTTGTAGGGTTTCCCTCGCTGTCCGTCTCATGCACTTCATCGGCCGCGTCGTCGAGCAGGAGGAAAAGCAGGCTGATCTGTCCGCCGGCCTCGATGAAATCATCCCACTGGGCGCCGAGCAGCGCTTTCGCCAAGTCGAACTGGTCGTCGGACTCCTGCGCCTTCGCGAATGCCTTCTTCTCCTCATTCGACTGGAAAATTGGAGCGTGGATGCGGAATTCCTTCGCATCCGGCTCGTCGTCGATGGTGAACTCGATCCACTCCCGAATCTTCGGGTGGGATTCCAGATACTTCGCCTTCACGGCCTTGAGGCTGCGGACCTTACGCTTCTTGTTGTCGGTCATTGTTCAATCCTTTCAAAAAATCAGTGTTCCTTTCGGCGAGAGAAGAAGGGAAAATCCCGCACCGGTGAAAGGAATCAAAAAGCTCGATGCGGGAAGAATCAATGTCAGTCGGCGACCGGCTGTGACTCGGAGGACGCTGCCTGATCGGACACCGGCTGCGACTGGGAAACATCAGCATGAGGCGCGGCACCGGCCTTGGCGATCTTCTCGCCCTCGTAGAACACCTTGCCGGTCTTCGGATCCTGGAAGAAGGTGAAAGTCTGATCCTCACCCTCGGCGTCGGAACGATTCTTGGTGGAATCGCCCTGATTCGAGACCTTGACGCGATACCCGGCCTCGATGCGATAATGCGCCGCGTCACCCACGCCATCCTGACCGATCCAGATCAGGCGGTAGTACGGGAATTCCGTGGTTTTTTCATCGGTGAATTCGAAACCCTCATCCTTGTTTTCCGGCCACTGGGAGACGGGCAGGCCATGGGCCAAGGCCTTGACCCACGCGTTCATTTCCAGGAAGGTGAGCTGCAGGGTGCGGGTACGTCCGGTGATGTCGGAACGCACCGGCTCCAGATCCTGCACCGCACTGGTGTCGGCGGACTCGATGCCGCGACTCATCTTCGCGCCATCAGTGCTGATGTAGCCCATCACCTTGAAACCCTCGGGCAGCTGATTCGGTTTGTTGGTTGCGGTGTCGAAGAAAGGATCCGGCATCGCGGTCGAATAGTCGGCGATAGCGAGCAGCTGAGTGCCCCACTTTCGCACGTTTCCGTTATTGTCATTGAGAATGCTGGGCACATCGGTGATGGCAGCCATCATTTCCTCCAATCGTTGTCGTTATTTGAGACTGGTTTTTGGGCGCATGTCGAGAGATGCCGTGGCGGTGCAGCGAAGCACGCCGGCGGCACGCTCGTATGCGATTTGAGAGAATTCGGTGATTCGGGCGGCGTCAACGTAGCCGTAGCGGTTGCCTCGGCCTCCGAGCCTGAAGATGGAAGCTTCGATACGTCCGGTGATGTCGGCCATCGACTTCCAGTCGGCCGCGTACACGTCGATGTCGACGCTTCGCGTGCGCGTATAGTCGGCACCCTGACCTCCGCCGGGCGCCGGCGTGACCATCACACAAGGCAGATGGTCTTTCATGTCATCCGGCAGCTTCGAAACCGCCGAGATGCCGACATCGTCCTTCAGCCAAGCGATCAGCAAAGGGAGCGGGTGGGGCCATTGGCCTTGCAGGAGCATGAGTCAGTCCCCCATCTCCGCTATCGCGCGGCGCAGGAAGCCCTTCTTCGGCAGCTTGCCTCCGAACTCCTTCTCCGTGGCCTGCTCGTCACCGACGATGACGCGGGCGAAAGGCCTCTGGATGTGGCTCGGCGACTTCGTACCGGGACGTTTGCCCTGTACGACGCGCACGCTTTCCGCATAATGCCGATCACCTTCCTTGAGGGCGATGCGCTTCACAACCGGAGCGAGCCGACGTGCCTTCGCGTTCAAAGCTGAGGTGACAGCCGGATTGGACAGCACGTTTTTGCGCATCCAATCCTCATCGACCATGAATTTCCCGCTCATGACGTCACCTCCGTCATCCACCACTCGGTGTGGTTGCCTATCCCGTCAGGCGTCACATAGTCGAATGCCGCCGAAGCGGGCTGGAAAATGCGGCCATTCCATTCGATGCGCGAATCGCCCGTGAGCAGGCTCGCGACGAGATCGCCGGAATGGCTGAAGCACTTGTATTGCGGCAAGTGGTTCGCGTCCTGGAAGAGCGGCAGGTCGGTCACTGCGACCGGCTGCACGTTGCATCCATCGAGCACGGTTTTGCGCGTCGCATACTGCTGCTGGCCGAATTCGTCCGGCTCGCCGTCCACGACTTTCGTCGTGATGGTGAGCGTATGTCTGTGGATACCGTCCATGTCAGTCCACCTTGTATCGTGCGACCATCGCCGCCCACTGGGCCGTCGTGCCGACCGTCAGAGCGGACGAATAGGTGCGCTGTTCGGCGCCGGTGGTGTAGGACACGAGTCCGGGCAGCGTCTGGTAGATGGCCGCGGCCTGTTCGAGCACGACATCCTGGATGCCTGTCGGTACCGGGTCGTAGCCATGCCGGTACGTGATCTGCACGCTCCTCCACTTGTCCGGAATCGGCCGGTCGAGGCGTATCGCGCCAGACGTGGACCATTCGAAATCAGTGACCTGCCGGCCGTCGATGACCAGCTCCGTCACCTCGTGCACCGGGAGGCATGGCAGTGTGAGAGCCCTGCCTCCGTCGGAGTCGAGGATGATGGTTTCTGTCATCATGCTGATCGGATTGTTGGCCTGTTCGCGGAATCTGCCGGAGGCAAGGTCCAAGGCGAGTTTGAGTTTCTCGTCATCGGCCTTGCCTCCGGTCTTCAAGGCGAGATCATAGATGGAGGCCAGCGGATCAAGCGTCGACTCCGCCATCGATCACCTCCCGGTCACTTGTGGTCCTGGCTGGAAGTGGAATCGGCGGCGAGCTTGACCACGGCGAGACGCTTCGGTTCGCGGATGAAGAGCATGTTGCGTTCCTCCGCGCGCACGTAGGTCAGGTTGTGGCGGGCGTCATCCTCGTTCTGGTTAAACGCTTCGATGGTCAGCGGCACGTAATTGAGCAGCTGGACGGTGGAGAAGTCTCCCATGACGGCGGTGCCCTTCGGCAGTGCCTGCGATTCGATGCGCGGAATGCCCCACAGGGTGCTCGGACCCATCGCGAAGGGCCCCTGACCGTAGAAGCGATCCTGCTTGTCCTTCGTGAGGTCGATTGTCTCGTTGTCCTCCGGGTTCAGGACGATGGCCTGGATGTTGGTGCCGATGGCGGACAGGACGCGCTTCGCATGGCGCGCGGTGGTGAAGATGTCCGTGTCGAAGGCGACCTGCTGGGTGCCGGTCGTGTTCAGGATGCCCTTCTGCGCCACATCGGTCGAAGAATCGCCGTTGAGGATGGTCTTCTCGAGATAGGCGTTCAGGTTGCGCATAAGCGTCTGGTTGATGAGCGTGCTGATGATGCCGTCATCGTGCAGTTCCTGGTTGGTGACCTTGAAGCCGTCGGCGCAGGTCCATTCCTTCGCCTCGGCCATCTGCGTGCCGAGCTGGGATAGCGGCTTCTCGGCGTTCTCATTGACGGATGCGGCGGCACTGGTCACGGAGATGAGCTGACGGTACTTGATGTACGGCGAATCGGTGGAGCCGCGGGTGATGAGGTCAAGGAAGACGTTCGGCTGCGGATAGGTGACATCCGTGTAGCCCGGCAGCACGGTCGGGTTCACGGCGCCCGGCAGCGCGGTGGACAGCGGATTCGGATCCTGCTTGACGCGTATTAGGCTCTTGGCGATGCGCACCGGCGTGCGATCCGGGGTGGTGGCGTTCTTGAAGGCCTTGTAGGCGTCGGTGTGGATGAATGCCTCGCCGATGGACTTCGCCACGACCGGCTTGCCGGACACGTCGTCGGACGGTTCGGACGCGGCCAGCATGCTCTTCAAGGCTTCGGAAGCCTCATGCTCCTTGTCGATCCTCGCCTTCAGGTCGTCGGCCTTCTTGCGCAGGGAGATGATCTCCTCGTTCTCGTCCGCGGTGAATTCGCGGCCTTCGCCCTGCGCCTTGTTAGCGATCGCCTTCACGCGGGCGATGGTGTCCTGCAGTTCCTGCTTCATGCTCATGTTGGAATCTCCTTCGGTGATGAGCTGTGTTTCCATTTCCGCCGCCCACGCGGTCAAATCGGGCAAGTTCTCAACGTCGGCCGGTTCGCCTTCGCTTGGCTCTGGTTCGTCGGCTTCTTCGTCGGTGGTGTCCTGCGACCGTTCCTCGTTCATGACCTCGCGGATCATGTTTCGGAGCTCGTCGCGGTCGAATTGCTGCATTGAAAAAGGCCCCGGACCATTCGGTTCGGAGCCTTCGTTTGAATCAGTGTCCTGCTGGACTGTGTCGGCCGGCGGGTCCTCGCTTTTCGTGCTGACCAGTCGCGTTTCCGGGTTCGCGCCCTTGAGACAGAGACTGACCTCGAAAAGGTCGAATTTCGTGATGGGCCAGACGAGATCGCCATCCGGCGCGGTTTGCACGTCGTCATACCATGCCTCACCGCCGACGCTGAACTCGTGCACGCGGCCGTCCTTCAAAAGCTTGAAGCACTGCAGGCCGTTTGGACTGCTCAAATCAAGCTGGCCGTCAATCTCAAGGCACGTATCGGTCTGCCGCATGTCGGTGATGACGCCGACGTTCGCGTTCGGATCCGTCCAATTATGGCTGAAGAGGATCGGGATGGTCTTGCCGGCGCGGAAATTCGCGATCGAATCATCGAAGGCGTGCGGCAGCATCATGTCGCCCTGCGAATCGACCACGTTGAAGGTCGATACGACCGCGGTGAATTTGCCTTCGCCCAAAGACTGGCCGTTGCCCACGCCCATTGGCTCGGACTTGGCGAGAAGCGTCTTCCTCCGGCTCTCGGAGAGAGGACGCATGTCATTCCTGTGCATTTGCACCTCCAAGATTCTGCGAGCCGCTGTCATGAGGGCTCGCCTGAGTGCCGCCGCCACGGACGGTGTTCAATTGAGTCAAAATCTCGTCGTATTCCTCGCCCTTCGGCTCGAGACCATGATCCGCTCTCGCCTCGTTGACGCTCATCCACGGACCACCGACGGCGGATGACGTGACCTGCGCATCGTCGATGAAGCTGCCGCGCAAAGCGGATTCGATATTGAATTCGATGAACTGGCCCGGGAAGAATCGACTGCAGATCTGCTCGTTGAAAGCACCCTGCAATTGCTCAAACAGTGGGCCCAATGTCTCGCGGTAGAGCGCGTCGCGGAAGGCCTGCTGCGAAGCGTATTTGCCTTCTCTTGCGCCGACCATCTCCGGCGGCACCTGATAGGCGGACGCCACCTCGATATCGCTCAAGGTGCGACCCTCGACCTCCTGCGCGTCCTTCGGCGTGAATTCCGTGCCGACCTTCTGATATTCGATGCCGCGCAGGATAGGGCTCTCGCCCTCCTTGCCGCCGCCATCCATCCAATTCGCCAGCTCGGTCTGCAGTCTGCGTCGCGCATCGGAGGACAAAGCCTTCTCATTCAGATCCTGCGACCAGTAGCCGGGCATGCGCAGGCCATGCTTCCACAATTGCCGACGCCACTTAACGGCCTCGGTGTGCTCATCCAAAGTCTGCTGCAGTGTGAGCATCGGACTGATGCCATCGAAGCTGCCGTAACCCTTGTCGCGGAAGTATCCGAGCGTGGTGTCCGGATCGTCGAAGCGGATGTACCCGTCAGGATTGGATGCCGGGTCGGTGGTGGTGAAGCCGTCGGCCTCATCGATAATGCCCGGACGCCTGTGGAACCGCCATTGTGAGGTCGGGAGCCTTTCGAGCGTCCCGTCTGCATCGGAGTAGACCACCAGGAATCGGTCGAAAAGCATCAGATCGGCCACGATGTCGTGAATCAGACGGTAGGTGCTCGTGCCAGCCGCCGGATTCGGATGATTGACCAGCTGATGCAATGGCCCGTCGGTGAGCATTTTGCGTCGACCGTATGGCTCGCCCTCGAATGCCTGGATGTGGACGCGGGCTACGTTTCGCGCGACGAATTCTACGACCTTGCGAACGCTCGGCTGCGTCGAATAGATCTCGAAGGCGCGAGGGCCGCTCGACAACGGCATTCCGGGGTCGACCACCGGCCATGGGCCGGTCACCGTGGCACCATTCCTGCCGGCGAAGTCGATTACACTGCCGGAGCCTTTGAAGAGGAGACTCATTCGCTCACCGCCTTAGCAAGTCTCAGAATCACAAAACCGGAAACAATCCAGCCAAGAGGAAACCAGAAAAGAAAACAGCCGGTGATGATGAAGGCGAGTCCGAGAATCTCCAGAATCAACTGCAGGAGGTCAAGCAAAAAGGCTTTCCGTCTCATAAATGCTCCTTTCCGGCGCGGGGCGGGTCAATGCCTCGCTCAATGCGTTCAGGGTCGCGGCCACGCCGTCGATCTTGTCGCCGGAGTTCTGCTTGTCCGGCTGGACGTTCCCATTCGTGTCGGTCTTGACTGCGAGATTGTCCACATTCCACCGCAATACGGGGTTGCCGTGGTGTCGGAAGAGCGGAGCGTCCTTCGTGCCGGTGAGCAGCAATCGCTGCATCTCCTTGAGCACCGGGCTCAAGGTCTTCGTGCCCTGCCGGACGATGGTCAGACGATCCACGTCCAACCCGGCCTCCTGCAGGTCATTGGCGACCTGCGTTGCGTTCCACGGGTCGTAGCCGATGGTCTGCACATCAAAAAAGTCAAGGTCATGCAGGATGCGTTTCTCCACGAAGGCGTAATCGGTCACGTCGCCGGGCGTCAGGGTCAGCCAGCCGTCACGCACCCACACGGATGCCATGCCCGCCGTGCGCTTGTCCAATGCCGGCAAATCGGACTCGGGCGCCCAGAATCGCAGAAGCACGTCATATCCGCCGCAATCGTCCGGGAAGAGCAGCGACCAAGCCGTCAGATCGGACACCGCGCCGAGATCCCAGCCGCCATAGCAGACGCGGCCTTTGCACGCCTCGGCCATCTGGTCGGGCGAAGCGTAGACGGCACCGGCATTGCGGTCCCACGAGTCCAATGTGATGAAGCGTTCTGACTGCTTCGTGCGGATGCCGAGATGCAATCGGAGGTAGCTGGCGAGCTGCGCCGGCGAATTCCGCGCCTGATTGGCCTGAGCCGCCAAGTATTCGGCGCTCGGGCTCTTGCCGTAGCCGGGGTTCGCCTTCATCTGCGTTTCGACAGCGAATGGATTATCGGTCTCGTCGGCACCCCAGACCACGCCGTAATACGTGTCATCCTTGATAGTGCCGGCAGCGAGCTGCTCCACGTATTTGCGCGTCTGATCGTAAATCGTGTTCGATTTGCCATCATCAGGCGTGGTGATGCGCACACCCAAAGGCTGGGTACGCGAGCCACGACCCGTCTCCAATGTTCGCACCAGATCCGGCGTCTTATGCACATGAAGCTCATCGACGATGAAGCAGTGAAGATTCATGCCATGCGCCGCATCGGCGGCACTGGAAATCACTTCCATGTAACTGCCGGAGCGATTGTGGACGATACGCTTCTGATGCGCCGTCATCACACCCTTCAAAGCCGGCGTCTTCTCCACAAGCTGTTTGATCGGTTGGAAGACGAAGCCAGCCTGATGTTCGGTGGACGCGGCGCACACGACCTGCGCCCCCGGCTCACCATCGGCACCAAGCATATAGACCGCGATGCCACCAGACAGCGTCGACTTTCCGTTCTTACGCGGCACATCGACATACAAATCGCGGATGATGCGCACCCACTGTCCGTCGGCGTTCTTCTTCACCCATCCGAACACTGGGGCGAGGATCCACGCCAGCTGCCACGGGTCAGGGTCAAGCGGCTTGCCAGCCCACTTGCCCTGCGTGTGACGGAGTGTGTGGAAGCTCAATAGCACCTTGTCGACGCGAGCGGGGTCGAACACTGCGCCATCGACGTTCCTTGGCTCCGGTGTCTTGATCTTCGGCACCTGCCATTCCTTCGGCAGGTCCATGCCACGCTCCAGGCAATACCAAGCGACCTCGGGACTGATCTTCAGACGTTCCAGAGTCTCAGCGTCCGGCAGTTCAGGCGAACGGGTTGAATTCTTCATCTTCCTCGGCCTTTCCAGCGACATTCGATTCGCTCGCCGGAGTCAGGCCGAACTCATGCGCGAAAGCACGAATCGTATTCTGCGATTGGGTCAGCACGGTAAAAGCGGGATTGAGCTTGCGAGCACCACGCTCCGTCTCGATGAGCACACCCTCCTCGTTGATGCACTCCTGCGCGGCCCTCATCGAAGCCACAGCAGTGCAATACGCCACGAGCGCATCCCGATCCTCCGGCTTGATGAGCTTCAACCGCGCGAGCTTCGGAACGATTCGCCGCCAAGTGTTCAACGCCTCGCCGCACAGCCACGCCGGCACCGACGGAGCCTTATGCTCGAAACCTGCATCGTCCTCCGAAATCTTCCTGCCGCCTGCATCACGATCAGGACCGCGACCATTGATGACCCTCAACTGGAGAGGCTGCCGCTGCGGTCCACGAGCACCCATGACAGCCTCCTTCACATGGTGGTTTGACCCCTAAAACCTGAGACGCGCGAAAAAGAGTTTCGGCGGCGCCCCTAGTCGAACTTTTGTTCGACTTTCGGAACGCCATACCCGTCAGTGGAATATCCCGGGGTAGTTCCTTCGGTCTTCTTGGTCTTTAAGGGTCTTGCATTGGTCACAGAGTGTTTGCGTGTTGTTGATGTCAAGGAATGCTCCACCTGCGCCGACTGGGATGATGTGATCGACATTGGTTCCCTTGCGGTTGCATCGTCTGCAATTGGGCTCGAGCTTCAAGCGTTCGGCTCTGACGTGTGTCCATTCGGTGTGGTGTTGCCTCAAGGCTCTCGTGTGTGCTGATGGATTCCGCCATGGTTTGCGTTGGTGCTGGTCACAGCGTCCTTGATGTGTAGCTTTGCGGCTGCATCCTGTGAAGGTGCATCGTGCTTGTGGTCGTGTCGGCATCAGTCGGTGACTTCGATTCCGAGTCGGGTCAAGGCGTTGAGGAAGTCGTCCTCGTAGATGCGCAGGCCCCACGCTTCCAGGGCATCACCCCTGCTGATCTGCATGCCCGCCTGTTCTCCTTGGTCGGCTATGCGTGCGAGTTGATGTGCGATCTCTTCGAGGACTTCTTTCATTTCTGCTCCTTTCGGCGTGTAATATCTATCTCGCTTGCATAACTTATGTATTTTTGATACAATAGTTTATGTCAACAGGAAAGGAGGTGAGCATGAAATGGACGGATATCGTAACCGCCATCAGCTCGGTGGCGAGCAACATCATCGCGCTGGCGGCGCTCATCATCTCGATACGGCGCAGACCACGCCATAAGAGATGACGAAAGGGTTCCGAGCAGACCTAGTGCCCGGAACCCCGGTTCCATCCTATTTCATGGCCATCATGAAAACAAGCACCATATTCGCCGTCTGCGGCATCACATGCGGCCTGCTGTCCGCCATGCTCGGCTTCGCGGGAAAACCATGGCAAGCCGGACTGTTCGGACTCGCGGCGGGCATCTGGTGCATCGCCACGCTCATCATGGACAGAAGGGACGGCGATGACGACTGAATACCTCGGCGTCAAACAGGTCGCCAAAAGACTCGGCGTCGCGAACGCCGCCGTCTACGACCTGCCGGAGCCGGACGTGCGCATCGGCCGCACCCGCGGCTGGCTCCCCGAAACCATCGACCGGTGGAACGCGCGACGTCCCGGCAGAGGCGTCGGCGGCGGCAGACCACGCATACACAAGGAGCACGAATAAGCCGGAAGCCCGGAAAACGATTCCGGGCTTCCTTTGTTTCATGGGTGCCTTCGGCGGGATTCGAACCCGCGTCCCCGCAGTCGCAAGGAAGAGAATCCAATAAAGACTCGCGGCCGGTACGATCTACCACTGACGAAGGCATGGACAGGCGGTTTGAGCATCACCGCATCACGGAAGCACGGGATTGGCTTGCCTGCCGCTGTTGGTGTATGCCCACTCTGACGAGAGTGGGCGGAGCGTGCCCGATATGCCGTTCGGACAGGACGGTGTTACGCAACCCAAGGAGTTAGGAGAATCCAAGGTGGATATGAAAAGGGTTCAAACCGCATGTCTTCGGTTTGAACCCTCTAATCCACTGACAATTATGCCTTGCACTTCGAGAAACGTCAAATCGAGTCGCGTCGGGAAAGCTGCCTGTGCACGTCGGCGAGACGGTAGAGCGGCTGTCCCTTCCCGTTCTTGCCGGCTGGTTGGATCCTGCCACGACTGCGCCACGAGTAGATCGTGTTCACGCCGCATTGGAACCCGCATTCGCGCAGGAGTTCGGCGCATTCCCCTGCCGTGAACGCTTTGCCGGATGCGATGCACTCTTTCAGGAAGCCGAGCCGCACGTCCACCACGCGGTAAGTGCCGCCGCATACGGGACAGGTGACCTCGACCGCGTCGATGGGCGCCGACAGTTCGACACCGCATAATGGGTTCGGACATCTTCCGATGCCGTGCTTGGAAGGCGGCACGTCGATGATGTCCAGCGTCTTTCGGACCATCAACTCCCACTCATGGTAGAAGTCGGCGATGTCAGGCATGCGGCGCAGTCGAGGACTGCCGGCACAGACACGCAGCATGTCCACCAGCGGCGGATGCACGCCACAGGTAGCCCAAGGCATGGCGGGCGGAGCGTACAACCGGCGCCAGAGTGCGATTGCGGCATCCTCGATGGCCTGCATGTGGTCGAGCACCGGCAATCGGATTGGCGTCGGCGCGGCTGGAAGGTTGACGCGTCCAGGCTGGCGGCCTCCGTAGTGCGCGGTCGAGTCCAGGAACTCATGCAGCGAATCCAACCATGATGGATATTCCCGCAGCCAGCCGCGCATCAGCCCACCGCATCTCGCGCACATGGTGTCGCCGACAGCGCATCCTCCGCCGCAGACGAGGCACACGCCGGCAAGCGCTGGTGTTGTTTGGCTGGTGTTTGTTGTGGTGTTGGTGGTGGTTGGTTGGGATTCGTTGTTTTGTTCGTTCATTTGTTCGATTCCCTCCGGCGTGATAGTCTGGTTTGTGGTAATGCCAGAGCCCGACCGGAAGGTCGGGTTCTTTTGTTATTCGTGGTGTTGTTGGATGATCGCTTTGATTTCCTCTTTGGGGACTTGTGGCATCAGTGGCGCGATCTCATCGAGGCTGTATCCGGCCTGATGCCATTTGATGATCATGTTTTCGAGTATTTTCTTCACTTGCTTTTCCTTGGTTCGAAGGTCTTAATAATTCGTTGCGAAGTGTCGCAGGTTACGCGCACCTCGTATGGTCTGTGGTGGGAGTCGGCGCGCTCCTGTGCCACATCCGATGCCTCTTGGAGCGTTTCGTACTCTCGGCATGTGTACAGTCTCATATCACCTTTCGTCCAGACGATGTAGCCGGCCCAGATGCTTGTGTCCAACGTGCATACGTCGTTCATTGGTATTCCTTCACGGTGTCGCAGCCGATGGTCGTGACATGGTCGGTCAGACAGACCCATGCCACGTCGCCGGTCCTGACCGTCTTCATGCCGTAATCGTGATGCGTGCCCACATACCAGTACGAGTAGATGCTTACTCCCATCAAGAAGAGCGTTGCGGCGAGGGATACCACCAGCGTGACAATCAGAATTTTCTCAACCTTGTCCAAGTCGCCCATCACTCACCTTCCTTTTCGATTTCGTTGATCTTGTTCTTGAGGGTCGTTAGAATGTCTTTGTTCGAACAGTTGTTCGCGAATGCCCGCCAAATGTGTTTAAGTCCCGCCCAATCGGTGTCCGCGAGAGCGCTGAACAGCGAATGGCAAAAGATAACATAGCGCTGGTCAAACAAGCCGGTGTCTGCATAGAGCGGTATGCCGTGTATTACCGCGTCGTTCGCGTACCAGAGCGCCTTCCTCAAGTCTTCGACGCCGTTCTTCGACTGCCAGCGGTAGCAGTATTTGACCACGTTTCCCCAGTCGAAACTCAACAGGCGGGTCAGTTCGATGCACTCGAACGGGCCGTTCTCGTAATGCTTTGGATGGTTGACATTGTCCATGTGCTGCTCCTTGACCGATGCCGAATCTGATGATTGCGACGTATAGGCGGCACCGGCCAATACGTTGTCGAACAGGATTTCAAACGGGTTGCGTGTCATTCGATGGTCTCCTTGTATGTGTTTTCGCTTGTATATTGCGGGAAGTCGCATTCCTGGTCTTTCCATCCGGCCGCGTAGCCTTCCTGCCATGCCTTGCGGCGCTCGTGTTCCAACCATTCACGGCTGTACATGGTTTCCGATTCCAAGCTGTGCATGGTTACCTGTTCGTCGTGTTTCATGATTTCTCCTTTTTAGAAAAGTGTTTGCTGTTCGCTGTCTTCGGATTGCAGCCATCCGAAATCCGATCGGTCATTCACCGGCAGTCCGGCCCACGGATCAGGATTGCCGGGCACCGGCCACATTTTCGGAAAACCAGGAAGCGTCGAATAATGGAATCCGTTGTCGCCCACTTCCGCCGGCTTGACGCTGACGGGCATCAGGCCGCATTCGTGCGCGCCCAAATATTGGCCGTCCGGACTGATGCCTAATGGTCCGGCGACGGTTTCCAATCTGACGATGTCCATGTGGGACACGTGCCGGATGCGTATCAGCGGCCTGTCAAGGATGATCGCAGTGACCAGGTCGTCACCTTCGATGATTCCCGCGTCCCACGATTGCCAGACCACGTCCCTTTCGCTGAAAATCCACCGGCCGCATGAGCACACGACCGGAAAGAGATGCGCCGGATTGCCTTCCGGAGCGAACCGGCGCATCCACTGTGGCGGTTTCCTGCTCAT